CTACGATAACCGTGCATTCAACATGGCTACCTGTTCGTCGTTCATGTCATCAATCCACATACCGTAAATTTCATACACCATCTGCGCAGTTTCATGCCCCATTTGGCTGGCTATAAATGCCGGGTTCGCTCCTGCCGTCAACAGCCAGCAGGCAAAAGTATGCCGCGTATGGTACGGATTACGGCGGCGAATACCAGCACGTTTTACTGCTGCATTCCACCTTGCCCCCAAACTGCTTACCGAGTAATAAGGTTTTTGTTTTCCGTTACACACCCTGGGCATGAAAACAAAATGCAGTTTTTGCTTTTCGGTTCTGCCGTACTCCCGATGATAAAAGGTGATTTCGCTTTTGCGATGATGCCCGGTCAGTTTGTATTGCTCCTTCAGTGCTTCAAGAGCAGGCTGCAGTAGTGTTACTGTCCGGATCCCGGCATTTGTTTTTGGGGGACCGAACATATCAAGTATCGTCAGGTTTCTTCTGACATTCACTATTCCCTTTTCGAGATCCACATCCTCCCACGCCAGAGCTGCCAGTTCCCCGTGACGAAGTCCTGAGTAAACGGCAAATTTCCACAAGTTCTGGCTCTGTCCTTTTTCACTTTCCATTAATGCATTGAATTCTGTTTTAGATAACGGATCAGGCTTTATTCTGTTTCGCTGTAATTTTTTTACTCCTTCAAATGGTTTGGTTGATATAAATCCCGACTGATACGCAAAACGTAACAGCGAACAGAGCAGGGCGATATAGTTATCAACTGTGCGTACGGTTCTTCCTTTTTTGTTGGATCTTGGATTATCCAGGTAAAGCGTTTCTCCATGCAGCAGTTCATTCCGGTAATTTAAGATATCGCTATAACGAATATGTGATATCGGGGTACTTTCACAAATTATTATTCTGAGTGTTTTTAATTGTGATTTCGTTTTCTTCATTGTGTTTGTTGTTAACTCTGTTTCTTTAATTTTTGTCCAGATATCACAAAGCTCCCCGAACGTTTTTATGACTCTCGTTGTCACCATTTTTGCCCCAGTGCTGGACTGGGGAAAACGTCTTAAATACTCAAATTCACCGGAGTTTATTTCATGAACTATCAGCGCTCTTAAATTTCCGGCCTTTTTAATATTACTGTTTGTAGTCTCCCAGCCTTTTAATGTTTCCCGACATCGTTTTCCTCGAAACATGAACCAGATGCGAATGTATCTACCTCTAATCTCGACACCTGTTGGTAATTTAGACATATCATGATTCTTTGATAAACTGATTTATCTTTGGATAGTTGTACCAGATAATTCCTCGTTTGCTGTCTGGCTTACCTAAAGGAGATACTCGTTTGAAGTGGAAGCCCTCCACCCAACAGTTCTGGCGGTATGCTTCAATTTGTCTGACCCCCAGACCAGTGCGAAGCATCAGGCCGTATTCAACCATCCACTCTTCATTAAAGATTACTTGTGCCATCGCATCACCTCTGGCAGGCGCCAATGTTAGACTGAAATTGACGCCCGATGTTGATTATTAATAATCAGCTATGAAGTTTTAATTTGAATACAATGCAACTCACGAGGACTGAAGTTTCTCGCAATTGAAATTAATCAGTTTTACTTTCTGCTCTCTGGAAACTCCTGCTTCTTTTTTACCTGAGAGCATTTTTTCGCATTCTGATTTCGTTAGTTTAGATTTTGAATATCTTGTCCAGTTAGTAGGAGTGCCACCTTCCTTTTCAATAGTGGCGGTAATTTTATACATGAACATCTCCATTATTATTTCCAGTGGTTCGTTTATTCCATCTTTCGAGTGCTTCTTTTTCACTTCCACCATAACCGGTTCGGGATTCGCATGCGTTACACTTCGCTCGGTAATATCCTGAAATGGCTTTCACCGTTACTGATGGACAACCACAAAATGGACATGGTTTGACTTTTTCATACCGCATTGTCTTTTCTCTCATATAATAAAATTTTGTGATGGCGGTGAGGCTACACCGCCAAAGTCAATATTAGGATCCGATATATTCTGGTTTCATATCTGTCAGTGTCGTTTTATACGCCTCATATAATTCACCCAGATGTGGTCGAGCAGCATTCAGCGTATTTTCCAGAGCAGTAAATTTTTGTTCTGCTTCTGGATCACCTGATGAAGGCAGGTCATTTATCATCTTCTCGATACTGGCAATAGCATTGAGACGGTGATGACGCCGAACCACTTTTCCTTTAAGCTCGGCAAAGAATTCGCCGATCTGGTTTTTCTGATCCTCTATCTCTTGGCGTAATGCAGTGGTTTCCTCAGTCGTGGCCGCGCTTTCGACACGCTGCCGGAATTCATCAATCCACGCTTCGTCAATACGCTGTTCGATGGTTTCTGTTCGCTGCTCGCTTACCTCTCTATAATTCTGTACCGGCACAGGATTGATGATTTTTTCCTGTGGCTCTTCCAGTTCGTCCGGGGTATACACGCCCAGGATGACGTCAGGACAATAAAGGCGAGCCCAGTATTTCAACGCCAGATAGGCGAGCTGTTGTTTCGGGTTTGAGGTCCATAAAGGAGAATTACGCGTAATCACGCTGGAAAGAAACACCGGTTCTCCCCAGGTAATCTCACTTTCACCGCGAAGAACTGCACCAACTCGAACGGATAGACCATACTCATCTTCACTGGTCCAACATGGGATCGTTTCTTTTTTCTCATAGATTCCGCCTCCTTTGGCCGTTTTCTTAACGGTCTCCACTCGGGTGCGAGAGCATTTCTCCCAGTCTCCCTCGTACTTGTAATGGAAGCGGCCTACAATTGCACTTGAGCTAGAGATCACAGCGTTAACAAGTTGTGCTTCATAACCCAGAACTCCGTTTACCAGGTGTGTTTTCTGAGCCACAGCGTAGGGGTTCATGCCCCATTGCATGGCTTGCATGATGATTGCCATGCAGTCGGCAGGTTTTCCGCGAAGGTGATCGGGAACTGTGACGGTGGCCTGTGACATCAACCCGGCTACTTCCTGAAGTTGCGTCAACGCCTGAACGTTAAAAATAGTGTTACTGGCAGAAATGGTATTTGGTGTCTGCTCTGTCGTGATGATATTGGTATTTTGCATGGTCAGGTTCTCCATTAAGCCAGATGCAGTGCTTCAAGACGACGAAGATCAAAGTCGTTTAATTCGTCGGTATAACTTTCGGTAATCGGTGCTGGCCAGTTGTTTGTCTCTAGGGCTTCGTTTATCTGGCGTAGCGTCCGGCGATATTCCTGTCGACCAAGTTCCAGGAGTTCCTGCGAGGCTTCCACGACTGCCACCCAGTGATAGCCAACATCTTTGTTGACGAAGATCCAGAAAAATTTGTCCAGGTTTGCCACATCACAATACATTGCGGCGCTGAGGTGATAATCACGCTCAATAATTTCACGGTGCAGGCGATCTTTAAGTCGTTCCTGCCGCACATAACCGAGGCTGACTGACTTCACGTCAGCGCAAATGCTTTCGTATGGCAGCCGGATTTCGATATCAGGACGGACCCTGATTTCCAGCCCGGTTTCTTCATCAAACCCGAAATAGCTGATTTCAGATTTGCGATCCGGGTGGTTGAGTAGCCTTGCTGTATCGGTATTGTTTTGCAGTGCCGCGTGAATATTTTTTGCCTGTTCATACATATCCGCACTGATAAACGTTTTCCCGGCGTTTTCTTCTTGCTGTCGTTTTTGCCAGTCCTCCAGTGTCACCAGTTCCGGGCGAATTTTCCGTGCGATTTCGGTTAATTGCTCTTTTGTGCCACTGATGTTGTAAGGCAACGATTTAGCACGTTCTTTTTTTGCCAGTTCTGGATCTACAGTTTCAATTTGCTCCAGAAGCTGCTCCCGTGTTCCACTGGTTTTCAGCAGAGGAGGGAGGCTTGCGTTGTATTCTTTAATACAGGCTTTCATTGCTGATGCTGTGTGTTTTTCCCCCTCAGGAATACGCCGAAATTCCTCCGGAAGCGAACCGTAAAGGATGCCTGTTTCTTCGGTCCCAGCGCTTACCGACAGTGGCTGTATAAGAGTGCTGTTGTAGCTTTCGATCCACTCTTTCATCTGCTCTGGTGTCATCAGTGATGGCAGACTGGCATTGTATTTTTTAATGATGGTGATCAGTTCGTTAGAAGTAGTAACCACATATTCAGGAACCGGTACCGGAATGGCATATTCATCAGCGAATTTATCCGTTTCCAGAACGTAGCTGTGAATGATCCGCCCACGCAGCAATGCATCACTTTCCTCGTTCGGAATAGTCCCGGCAATGTGCCGCCCGTGGTAATACATCAGACTGATGCGGGCATCCTTCAGCATTGTGCTGCTTATTCCGTTGGCGGAGTGATAAACCTCGTTCGGGAGGTTTTCATAGCGGCCAGGCTCGAAATATGACGGCCACATGATTTCAGTTGCTACATTAGCTGACGCTTCACCAGTTTCATCACTGCAATCGTGATGCGGATGGTTGCCAGCATTCTCCTTGTGTGGATGTTCAGCGCTTTCCATTTCCTCCGGATCATTTTCCTGAACTTCAACCTGATTCTCTTCATCGAATGTTTCCTGGTATGTTGCGTCGCCCATCACCGCACCACAATCAGGGCAGTTGCCGCCGTCGGTCTGACCGCAGGCGGCGCAGGCTTTTTCCGGCTCCTGTTGCGTTATTGGCTCGGATTGTTTCGTTTCTGGCTCGTTTTGTTGCGCATTTCGGCTGTTTTGTTCCGCTTTCTGGTCGTTCTGTTCCGTTTCTTGCTGGTTCTGATTCACTGAATCGCGGGTTTCAATCCCCTTCACCCATTTCGGATCGTTCGGGTCGCTAATTCCGTCAACAAATTCACCACGTGATGCAGCAAGTAATTTATCGGCATCGACAGGATTTTTTGATGGAATGTTTTTCCGGGCTTCATGGAGTTCTGCCCGCAGTTCCTGATATTTCGCATCAACAGAATTTACCTGTGACTGAGCATCCAGCGGCTGCGTGTCCTGATGATGTTCAGTTGCATTCGGTTCCACTGTTTCAGCCGTTGCCTGTTCATCTGCCATTGCGCCAGATGGTTGTGGCTTTTCTTCATCGTCCTGTTTTCCTTCTTCTGTCACACGCTGCGGCATCGGGGCAGAGGAGCGACCGCAGGCAATATCCACGATTTCCGGATCAGGGTTGGCATGATCAGTTTCAGTCAGTACTTTGTTCAGATATTCAGTGACGTGCGCGGGGATGACCTCGATCCCAATTGGTGCTTCTTTCACGGACGCAACCACGGTGGCGCGGGAATAATCCAGCCCGCCAGGCATGGTGATGAATTTGTCGCGGAAAACAGAAAAGGGCGGTTTATTTTCAGCGATAATTTCCTCAATGCGTTTAGCGTGTGCCGGATGAAGGTTATAGATGTCCACGTCCATTGAACGGGCCAGTACGCCAGTGGCTACATCGCGTGCCAGTGACGTCAGATCGTGGACGAAACCTTCGCCGCGATCGGTGAGGTTCCCGCCGCCAGCATTAGCACCGGAAGCCGTGCGAGTGATGCGTGAAACACGATTCCCTTTCCTCCATTCTTTTGTCAGAAGACCACGATCAATGTGTTCGGTATCCAGCCAGGCTGAAATGAAATTCTTAAATTCATAGGGCTGATGTTTTTTCGTGATAGAGAAAACTGCCTTAATTGCATCAGTCAGGCGGAGCAGGGCGGCATTATCCAGAGTTGTCGGTTCTGCCATGCCGCGTATGGCCAACAGCAGATTCTGGACATAGCTGTTTTCCTGGTCCATCTCAAGAGCAGTAATGTGTTCGCGTTGTTCACGGGTGGCATGATGCAGGTATTTCCGATCCCCGGCCGCATACGTAAAAATGTGCAGAAGACGCTGTGTGAACCGCAAAGTGGCTACAGAAACTTCGCAATCCTGGCAATCCCCGTGGGCGTCTGCCTGCGCGTTTTCTTCCTGGCCTCCCGCCAGTTCTTTGGTTTCCTGGGTATTCTCCTGATGGTGAACGTCGTCTGGTGCTGCACCCGGTTTTAGTTCCCAGGTGATGGAGTCCTTGCCGAGTTGATAGCGTTCACACCACGTAAAATCGATCTCACCTTCAGGGGGAAGGTCATTAACGACAGGAAAATTAGTTGCAACAGTTTTAAAATAGTTGCTCAGTTTTTTACCTGACTTAACGATCAGGTAGTCCAGAGTGGCACTGGTCGATTCAAAATCGTCGCTTGCCCACAGGACGACGTCAGGTTCACCGGATGATTTTTTCGCTTTCCGTAAAAGGAAGAGTGGTTTTGTGCTCATTGTTTTTTAACCTCAACTCAGATTAAAATTACTGCGAGTGATGAATAAATGTCCCAGGTTCTTCACTCAGGCCTGCACACTGTGCAGGCTTTCTTTTTTTCAGATTTCACCGTTTAATTTCATTGCGATCAGAGTTGCCAGAAATCCAGCTTTTTTTTCTGCGGGCAGATTCTTTCCGATGTGAACCAGGCACATTTTTGTGACACCTTCATCAAGTGTTTTAACGTTGCCTGATGGACCGTCGATATCAACCACAGTGAAAGGGGTTTCTTTATTTTCTGTTTTAATCACGTAGCCAATGCGCTTTCCTTCCAGATTCACCTCGTGAACAATGTCATCGGTAGTTACAACAGTGGCTTCATAATTGGTAATCATGTTTTTCTCCTTAATTAAGGTTGAGCGAATCTCTACCATTTCTGGCATAAATTCAGTTTCGAATAGTCAATTAATTAAAGTTCGTGTGCCATCTGGTCTTTTTCGGCACAGATTTCACTACAATATTTTTTCATTTCCGTCGTTGGTATAACTCCACGCATGAAATGAAGTGGTCTTGTAATGATTTTGCTTTCTTCAATTTCTTTATTGCAAAGGTGATAAGCACATTTTATTTTCTTAGTCATTACCATGACTCCGCCTTTACAGGTAAACCATCACGACCGAGGAAGACTTTAATCATGCAGTCAGAAATGCATGTTTTTGTAGTCAGGCTACGAATATAAAGTTTTCGCTTTTTAATATTGTTTGCCGAGGCGATATATGTCCGACCTTCATGAAGAACATAATCGCCAGGGGTCACACACTGACGTGGTATTTCATCAGTTCCGAAGTGATGAGCAATCATAATTATCTCCATTTTTACAAATGAATTTTGTCGATGCGGTGCCTGGTGCCTCCAGGTGACGTTAACCAGTTAACAATTAACGCCGGATAATCCACCCATAACACTGATGCTTTTAACTGCGCCGCGTGCGCTTAGCCGCATTCACCGCATCACAAAATTCACTTTAAAAAGGGGCGGCAGGGCAGCTACGGAGTAGAACTGATGCCGCCAAAAACTAGACACAGCAATGTCGTTATTTACAACCGGAGGCGCACTCCCACCATTTAAATTTAACAGACAAGACCGACTCTTTATGGATACCGGAAATGCGCCTTCGTATTGTGCCCGGTTTTATTTCACCACCTCCGGGCTTTGGTGGCCTCGGCTATACCCCTACAGCAAGAATATTGAATTAATCCAATAAATGGTTTAGCTGGTATTTTTGGCAAGCCAGCGACGTGCGCCAGCTTCGGTTTTAAACGATTTGCTTTTGGTATACGTCATGGCGGTGAATGTGCCGTCCTGATTGGGAAACACGCCACATACCAGAGATTCGTTGTTGCCAAGATCGATAGTATCCATGTTGACCTCATTTCCCCTTAACGCCGGGTGGCGGAACGTTTTATCTACTGCGCTTTGTATCAATCAACAACTGCCGTCATGTTCGTATGCCTCAGGCTGGCTACTTAGCCCTGTTCAGTGGCTGGATAACTCGAGGTATTGTCCTGCCGTTCTCTGGTGGGGCGTTGTTTGGATATGCTTATTAAACACAATACGTTTTCTTATGTCAACACGAAATGTGTTTTATGGTGGGTATCATATGATGATGGTACAAAAAAGCCCGCTGATAGCGGGCTGATTGGCATATTACTGTGATAGCAAGATCATTACTCCGGTGGGGGATTATCTTTAAGCCTGCCTCTCAAATATTTTTCTACATACTCATCGATTTCTTTTAGCCGGACTTCAAATAGCTCAATCATTCGTTGTTGTTCTGAGCCCGGTAGCTGGTTAAACAACTCAAGAAGTTTTCGTTGGGATTCATTTAACCACAATTCAGAAGATTCCTGTTCTCCAAAGAGGAGCTCAGGAGGAGATATGCCAAGTGCCTTTCCCAATACGACAGCGTCATGCACTCCAACATTTCTGCTGCCCGCCTCATAGTTACCTATACGCGATTGCGTCCATCCGCAGATTTCAGCAAGTTTTCCTTGAGATAAACCAAGCTTCTGCCTGCGCTCTTTAAGACGCATTGCAATTTTGTCATTGAGCCTACTAGCGGCAATTTTTTCGTTTTCTTTTTCCATTGCATCCTTGTATCACGAATCGTGATTTACATAAAACACAAAACAGCTTGACCATATAACACAAGATGTGTTTAAATTGTCATCGGAGGTTTTCAATGAACAAAATTTCAACATATCGAAAACAGCTTGGGCTGTCTCAAAGACAACTTGCTGTTCAGTTAGGGTGGATACAAAGCCGACTGGCAAATTACGAAGCAAATTTTCGTACCCCTGGACTAGAGGAGTGCAGAAAAATTGTTTCTACCCTTAATCGGCTTGGCGCTCATTGTGGACTTGACGATGTATTCCCCCCAGACGGTAAGCATAGCGAAAACAGCATAGGAGCGGTTGATTCATGAAAATCAGGCATGAGCACATCGAATCAGTGTTGTTAGCCCTGGCAGCCGAAAAAGGGCAGGCGTGGGTCGCTAACGCAATTACTGAAGAATATCTGCGCCAGGGGGGCGGCGAATTGCCCCTTGTACCAGGCAAGGACTGGAACAATCAGCAGAATATCTATCACCGTTGGTTGAAAGGTGAAACGAAAGCGCAAAGGGAAAAAATTCAGAAACTGATTCCTGCGGTTCTGGCAATTCTTCCGCGCGAGCTGCGTCACCGACTCTGCATCTTCGATACCCTGGAACGCCGTGCATTACTGGCGGCGCAGGAAGCGTTGAGTACGGCAATTGATGCGCATGATGATGCAGTTCAGGCCGTTTACCGGAAAGCACATTTCAGCGGTGGTGGTTCGTCCGGCGATTCTGTTGTTGTTCATTAAGGTGATGTGGTGATGGAAAAATATGAACTGAAAAAATACCGACTTAAAACACTGGAAGGCGAAACATTGCTTCAGCGTATAGCCCGAAATGTTGCCTGGTATGCCATACGACTCTCTCTGCATCGCCATCTTGTTAACGGGTATCCCTCGTCAACGCTGTTGTTCATCAATATCAAAGATAAAGAAAAAGCCGCAGAACACATTCGGTGGATGGAACTGGCGCAGGGACAAGCTCTTGATATTGAGTATGGCGGTGAGATCGACTACAGCAAAGCTCAACCGCTGCGCCACGTAATTTTTAGGGGGTGATTATGACATCTTTTCTTTTAGCTTTTGTAGGGCAACGATCGGTTCATCAATTTGGGTTGCATCCATTATCAACTCCAGTTTGTGATAAGCCCCGTAATTTAGCTCCTGTGTGTGGAATTCCTGGGCAAGTATTTTTACTCCTCCGCGATTGAGCATTCCTGAGGTGCTAAAAATTTTTGACTCGGTTCCAGTAATACTGTCCACCCAAAATTTTTGGGGGAATGGAGCAGACTTATCAAATGTAAAAGACATGTCGAACCTCCTTTGGTTCTGTTGATTGGGGAATCACAGATTATATCCGGAGGAAGGTTCGACACCAGATGAGGCAATTATGGTTAAGGCTAAAAATATGCCAAATCCCATGCCAAAAACTAAGGCAAACAATGAGCCTTATCGCAAGGTAAAAATAACGATATGGGATGATCCCAAATTTAGGGCGTTATCTCCTCTGCCTCCAAGTGGACAGAGTTTGTTTATTTATCTGCTGACCAGTCCATTTACCGGGATTATTCCTGGGTTGTTTAAAGCCGGGCGGGCAGCAATGGCTGAAGAGTTGGGGTGGGATATCGAAGCCTTTAACTTAGCCTTAGGAGAAGCCATGAATCTTGGCATGGTGAAAGCAGATATCAAAGCCAGAGTTTTTTGGCTCCCGAATGCTGCGAAACACAATCCGCCAAACTCGATAAATGTCATTAAATCCTGGGCAAAGGCATTCGCTTTAATTCCTGATTGCCCTCTCAAATGGGAGGCCAGAGAATCGCTGAGAGCCGCGTCCTACGGGGTTTCTGAGGCTTTGGGGATGGCATTCGATAAGGCAATCCCTTTGCCTGAGGATAAGCCTAAGGATAAGGCTAACGCTTTGTCATGCGGTATCCAGATAACAGATAACAGATATATAAACCCCACACATAACGCGCGCGAGAGTGCTCCGGCCAGTGAGGCAAATGGCGTGCCGTTGCAGACAGCGGAACCTGATTACCTGGAAGGCCTGAGCGAACCCATCGGGAAATTTCCGATGACCGATGGCTGGCATCCGTCGCCGGATTTTCGACGACGGGCGGCTCTGTGGGGAGTGGCTCTGCCGGAGCCGGAATTTACACCTGCTGAACTTGCCGCCTTCCGGGACTACTGGGCAGCGGAGGGGAAAGTTTTCACGCAGGTTCAGTGGGAGCAGAAATTCGCCCGTCACGTAAATCACGTCAGGGCGCAGGTTAAACCAGTCAGCAAGGGGGTAAACCATGCAGCAGCACCAGGTGGCACCGCATCACGGGCAGTTCAGGAAATTCGGGCAGCACGTGAGCAGTGGGAACGTGAAAACGGATTTATCAGCGACGGAAACGGTCTGGAAGCTGTGGGAACTCATGGGGGAGGTTTATTCGAACCGCTGGACCCAGAAGAACGGGGCCGCACCTTCGAAGCTCTGGATTGTACAGATTGGCGCGATGACTGAGCAGCAAATCCGACAGGTTTGCCGCCAGTGCATGGACCGCTGCCGGGCGGGTGAAACATGGCCTCCAGACCTGGCTGAGTTTGTGGCACTGATTTCGGAAAGCGGAGCCAATCCATTCGGTCTGACGGTGGATGCTGTGATGGAGGAGTACCGCCGCTGGCGCAATGAGTCCTGGCGATATGACGGAAGTGATAAGTACCCGTGGTCTCAGCCTGTGCTGTATCACATTTGCCTCGAGATGCGTTCAAAGGGGATTGAGCGCCAGATGACCGAAGGGGAATTAAAACGGCTTGCAGAACGGCAGCTGACGAAATGGGCAAAGCATGTTAGTAACGGCCTGAGCGTTCCGCCAGTCCGGCGACAACTGGCGGCGCCCAAACGCCCGTCGGGGCCAACGCCAATTGAGTTGCTGAAACAGGAATATGAACGCCGGAAAGCGGCTGGGTTTGTTTGAGTTGAGAAGTAATTTTTACCGGGAGGAAATTTATGGAGACTGTTTTTGACGCACTGAAAGCGATGGGAAAAGCCACGTCGGTAGAGCTGGCTGCGCGACTTGATATCAGTCGTGAAGAAGTGCTGAACGAACTATGGGAACTGAAAAAGGCTGGTTTCGTTGATAAAAGCGCGTACACCTGGCGTGTGGCTGATAACAACGTTCAGCAGGAACAGCCAGCGCAGGCAGAACTGCCGGAAGAAACCACCACAGCAACAGTAGCGAAAATCTCAGAGTGCGATTTAACCGCAACGATTGAACAACGCGGACCACAAACGGCGGATGAGCTGGCTACATTGTTTGGTACCACATCACGCAAAGTGGCTTCAACGCTGGCAATGGCAATCAGCAAAGGTCGTCTGATTCGCGTAAATCAGGGCGGTAAATTTCGTTACTGCATACCGGGCGATAATTTACCAGTAGAGCCGAAAGCAGCATTGGTAGCGGAAACTGATGGTAAGGCCTTTCCTCAGCCCGCAGGTGCTGCGTTACCAGTCCGGGAAGCCGCAACACAGGAAGAAATTAAAACAGAAACTGTGGCGGACATTGTGCAGTCGTTGCCATCGTTTACTGAAACGCAAGCGGATAACCTGATTTTACCATCGCTGCATATAGCAAATCGTGAACTGCGTCGGGCGAAAAGCCATGTCCAGAAGTGGGAGCGAGTCTGCGCCGCGCTGCGGGAGCTGAACAAGCACCGGGATATTGTTCGACAGATTACTGATTCTTCCCGCCGTGTTGTATCGGAAAAGTGATTGCCGGAGGCGCTTATGGCAAAAGTATTTACACAAGAAGAGCGGGAAAAAATTAAGGGGCAGGTTGTTGAACTCGTGCGCCAGAATGGGCGCGAGACGTTACGACAACTTGAAGCTAAGACAGGTGCGACAAGATATTTAATGAGCGTTCTCGCCAGAGAGCTGGTTGCCAGTGGCGATGTATATAACTCCGGCTACGGGCTATTTCCCTCTGAACAGGCTCGTAAGGACTGGCAAAACGCCCGCAAAAAACTCTCAAGGGCAAAGCCGAAGAAACCATCTGCGGTTGATCCGGACCTTATCTGGTCATTACCAGACGGAGAAATACGCCGCTACGACAGGCGTCTGAACATAATTTGCCGTGAGTGCCGGAAGAGTGAGGTTATGCAGCGAGTGCTGGCGTTTTATCAGGGGAAATTTCAGGAGGTGATGCTGTGAGCGAATCAAAATGTCAGGTTAATGGCAATCAGATAGAACCGTGTACGGCACTGGCAAAATCCCTTGAGCATGATGCTGAATACACGACGCGAAAAGGTCTGCTGATATACAAAATCTGGAATGAGAATTTAACTCGCGACCCTGATTTGGTGATGTTGCGTTCCGGTGAATTTTCTAAATTACCAGTGCGGGTTTCATTTTGTCCGTTCTGTGGTGAAAGTCTGAAAACGTGGGAGAACAGAAATGAATGAAATTAGAGAAATACCAGTAGTACGTGATGAATATGGCTGCTGGACGCATCCTGAATATGAAAAATTCTGTGATGGTAGAGAACTTATTTCAACGGAAGAGTTTAACGCCTGGATGGAGGAAAATAATCTTCAATACGTCCTCTGCTTCAGAGATGAAGGATGTGCTGACCTTGATGCGTGTGATGCTGATATTTCTGCATGGGAACCGGAACGACCAGAGGGCAATGGATGGTTTATTGGTTCAATACATGACACCGAAGATGGCCCGGTTTGTGTATGGCTGAGAAATAAGGCCGAAGCATAAAGGCTATAAACCGACTAACAACTAAATACTGAAGATTTAAATCAGAAACGATTTTTATTAAATCCTTAACCGGAGGGATTCTGCACCCTCAGAACATCAGGAGGCCGTCTGAAAGGGCGGAACAGATAATGCTTACGTTGAAACATTTTATCGACATACCAACATGGTTAGCCGTCATTGCTTTTGTTAAAATACACATCCACTTTTCTGTGCAATGTTTAACCACTGGTCATATCAAATGGCATTCATGCGAACCATGATATAGAATCATGGCTTGAGAGAGTCGATGAAAGCGCAACTATGGTATGAGAGACATTGATGTAAGAAAGGCTGTGCATGCCAAGATTCTGAGAGATCATCATAAAGATCCTGACACCCTAATCATTGATGAGTTTACGATGAATCTAGGGGCTAGCAGAGCTGATATAGCAGTGATCAATGGGCTTATACATGGTTATGAGTTGAAGAGCAAGAGTGATAACTTGCTCAGATTACCAGCGCAGGTGCAACATTACTCATCAGTGATGGATAAAGTAACGTTGGTTGTCTCTGATTGCCATCTTTATGATGCTTTAAGCATAGTTCCATCATGGTGGGGGATAAAGCAAGTTACGCAAGGTGCACGGCAAGGTATCCATTTAAAAACAATTCGAACTAGCAAGTTGAATCCACAAGTGGACAAACTTTCCTTAACAATGCTTCTTTGGAAAGATGAATTGCTTTCCCTATTAAGTGATGTAGGGGAGCTACAGAATTTGAAAAATAAACCTAAACGCGTCTTATGGTCAAAACTCGCCAATAGTATGGATGTTGGCGAGCTTCGTGAAGCTGTTCGAGTTAAACTTAAAGCCCGTAAAGAGTGGCGAGTTGCTCAATAACCTTAGTTATGTGATGGTTTTGCCCAATCCTACGCCATACTTCTGGGCTACCAAATTTATAGTTACCAGAGGGATTGGCTTTGTAGGCTTGATACTCGTTTGCATAATATTCTATGTCTCTATCTCCCGCACAGAATGTAGGCCCTGAATATTCTCGATGAGCAAGAATATCCTCACTATGTTTACCATATTGTTCATAACCAAAGCGATTAGCTACTCTTCCTCGAAATACCCAAAAGTCATTATCTCCAGAGTATCTGACGCTGGCAGATACGCTAGGGAATCGCGTCGAAAGCCTATTAAAGTCGGGGGGCTGTACTCCATAATCACTATAAATCACATTTCTGGCAAGTTCTTTTCTATTCATTAAACTCTGCCATAAAATCCACTCGATTCGAGGTTGAGAATATAGACCAACAGAAATATCACTGAGATCTGTAGGAAATGAACCCCCAGAAATAATCACTTTCCTGTATTCATTGAGGTGCGCCAGATTGTTTATCAATCCCATTGCCAAAGTATATAGTTCGCCGGAATTAAGTTTATCCTCGGTTAACTCATCTCTTAAGTCAATAATTATATCAATATTTGATAAAGGAATTCCCAGATGATTAATGTAATGCGTTATTAATTGTGGGTTAACCAGATCTAACGTGGTTAATCTCAAGCATATTTCATTCTGCATTAATTCATCAATCGCTCTTTTATAGTTAGATGGGCGAGTTGGTGAACTGACAGGAATAACTCTTATTCCCATATCTCTAACTTGATTAACCGCATTCATTATAGGGTAATGATCTTCAGGAGAAATAAAATGCTCTTCAATTAATAATCCATCAATATAAACACCTTGCATATCTGAGCAAGATTTTGAGACTTTCTTTCCGAACTCTATAAGAGTCTCGTTATAACTCTTTAAGGCAATACCTGAATCAGGGTCAATTGGCACTGGTTCAATTTCGAGTAATGGCAAAATTTTTGATTTCTTTTCAATGGATAGCTGCGATAAAGCTGATAACTCAGAACGTTTCGCTTTCAGAATAGGAATATATGAAATTGTCATGTTAATACCTTATACAGAATCAATTAACAATTAATGGTTCTTCGGACATTGAAATTTATATCGCAAAAATTGGCAAACTCTCCTCGACTACTCACTTGTGGGTATCCTGGCGTAAAAGGAATGACTTGGCAATACCCGGTGTGATCATAAGTCATTGAAAATGATCATTTTTATCAGTCTTTCTTCCATGATGAATGCTAATGCCATTTGATTTGTTGAGGTGAAAACTATTAAAAATCAAAACGATGTAATTGAAATGAACGTTCGGTAGCATTCACGCTTTAAATGTTTCTTTTGTGCTGATTGGATGAATTTTGGTCACTTATGATGAGAGATGTTGCAGGAAAAGAAGTTGGCATTGATCTATTGGATAGTTAGAATTGCTGCGGGTGCTTGAGGCTATCTGCCTCAGGCATGAACACCAAAAGGCAGATAGAGAAAAGCCCCAGTTAACATTACGCGTCCTGCAAGACGTTTAACATTAATCTGAGGCCATATCTATGCGGCACATAGAGATTAGCCTCTTACGGACCGAAAGGTCAAGGAGAAGCAGGCTATGAAGCAGCAAAAGGCGATGCTAATCGCCCTAATCGCCCTGATCGTCATCTGTTTAACCGTCATAGTGACGGCACTGGTAACGAGGAAAGACCTCTGCGAGGTACGAATCCGAACCGGCCAGACGGAGGTCGCTGTCTTCACAGCTTACGAACCTGAGGAGTAAGAGACCAGGCGAGGGAGAAATCCCTCGCCACCTCTCATGTGTCAGGCATCCTCAACGCACCCGCACTAAACCCGCTTCGGCGGGTTTTTTGTTGCGTGCTGAATGCGCAGGGTGAAAAATAACCATATATTTGATTATATACACAACAAAAAATAAAAGTCATTGTACCTGCACATTAAATAATCAAATATACAGCGTGAAATAAATATTTTTCAGATTAATATTTTTGTCTCTATGTGGATATAACCGTTTGTACTTATAAACTCGGAGGCATCGTGGAAAAAATAAAGAAACTATTTAGTTGCAAATACGCAGTCATACGTCGTGATGACCTGTCAGTTATAGTCGAAATGGATTACTTCCCTGAACCCCCAAAATCAATGATGTATCGTAATGGTCGAAAGGCAATTTTTTTACCGATGAGGGTAAGTGACATTATGGGAAATGATAAACTGCTGGATGAATTGCGAGTCAGAGCATCCTGTTAGTATTGGCATTAATTCTGGTATACTACATAACGGGCTGAACACCCATTCTACTGCGCCAGCGGAGAACTACGATGGCGCATATACAACTGGTCAAACAAACCTCTTCCGGATTACTTCTCCCGGCGACGCCGGAGAGTTGCGATTTTTTGCATCAAATCAAAATAGGTGAGTGGATACACGCAGACTTTAAGCGGGTGCGTAACTACGCATTCCACAAGCGTTTTTTCAAACTCCTGCAACTGGGATTCGATTACTGGACTCCGGTCGGTGGGGCGATCACGCCTCGCGAACGAAAACTGGTATCAGGCTTCGTTGATTACCTGTGCGAATCAGTAGGTCGGGAACACACTCCAGCCCTGAGTGATGCCGCAGAGCAATACCTTAATACAGTTGCGACATGCAGAACCCGGGATACGGCATTGCTAAAGTCGTTTGACGCTTTCCGCGAGTGGGTAACCATTCAGGCCGGATTTTACACCGAGCATATTTATCCTGATGGTAGTCGTGGGCGCAGGGCAAAATCTATCGCATTTGCGAACATGGACGAAACCGAGTTTCAGCAGGTTTATAAATCTGTACTGAATGTGCTGTGGAACTGGATCCTGTTCCGTAAATTTTCCTCTCCGGAGGAAGTCGAAAATGTGGCCGCGCAGTTACTGGAGTTTGCGTAATGGTGGATTTACGTAAAGCGGCGCGGGGGCAGATGTGCACCGTCAGAATTCCTGGCTACTGCAATCACAATCCCGAAACTTCTGTGCTGGCGCATTACAGGCTGGCGGGGACGTGCGGAACAGCGATAAAGCCACACGATATGCAGGCAGCGATTGCCTGTAGCTCGTGCCACGATTTAATCGACGGGCGGGTAAAAACCAGCGATTACACCAAAGAAGAATTACGCCTGATGCATGCAGAAGGTGTTTTTCGCACACAAGAAATCTGGAGAAAGGAGGGATATTTATGATTTACCCAACGAATACAGGAAAAAGCGGAGAACACCTTCGTCTCACCACGCTGGAAAGTGTCTGGATTCAGGGAAAACTGCGCATGTGGGGGCGCTGGTCGTATATTGGCGGCGGTAAGACGGGGAATATGTTCAACCAGTTGTTGGCCTCTAAAAAGCTGACAAAAACGGCAATTAACGAGGCGCTCCGGAGGATGAAAAAAGCAGGTCTGAACAAGTCTGAACTTGAGGCTTTTTTGCGGGATATGATTAACGGTAAGCAAAAGAGCTGGCTGGCGCATTGTACTGATGCAGAGGCGTTATGTATTGATCGGGTAATTAGTGAAGTGCTGGCAGAACACCCAGGATTGATTTTTATCCTCCGGCAACGATATGAAGGGAGGGGGATGACTAAGCGAAAAATGGCTGAATTGCTAAATGATGCACACCCTGAGTGGTGTTTTAGCACATGCGAAAAGCGAATTGCTAATTGGTTGGCTGTTGCTGAGTATGCGCTGTACGTTCCCATGCGAGAATCATTCGCTCAAAAAATAGCTTGATTTTTTACGCATAAACTGCTTCAATCCCGGTATGCTTCGCAAAGCTGTATCGCGAGGCGAATAGCAGTTTTGAACATCTAAAGACCCCGTTTAATGCGGGTTTTTTTATGCCCAAAAACGAAGTAGTGCGTTAAAATGTGATGGTCGGGAGTATACAGACTTTTATATAGCACTGCGTAAAAATCAATTTATCCGGGGTAAATGTCAATTTGCTTATAAAAAAACAAAAAGATAAATTTATAGCAATTGTGTTTCTTTGGGTTGAAAGTTTTAATGTCGTCAGTATTATCTGAAGCGGTTCTGAGGAGGGGGTTTCCATTGCTCGGCCACGATACTTCCGAGGAACCAATTAACGCCGACTTAGCTCAGTAGGTAGAGCAACTGACTTGTAATCAGTAGGTCACCAGTTCGATTCCGGTAGTCGGCACCATATGCGGGTATCGTATAATGGCTATTACCTCAGCCTTCCAAGCTGATGATGCGGGTTCAATTCCCGCTACCCGCTCCAGCAGAGGACGATGCTAGGCTGTTTCAGGCACTGACACATTATATGTGTGGGATGTTTTACCCTAACTCCTTACCACATCCTGTTCTGTAATGAATATTATTTATTACGGTACCAGTGTTGTTTTTTTACAATAGTGGAATGGTGCATTACTGGTGGAGATTTGTATTTCCTGGCAGGGCTGGTAATGTATCATTCCGGTGTTGTAAATAACACCCCAGAGACGTTCCTCAGTGCGAGGGTGGTTGAAAGAGTCGGTTTTGCGGGAAACCACAGCATCCATGCAGGACTGGATGTTTCGGGAGGCCCCGACGTCTCTGGTCATAATAAAATCATAGTGTTCTCTTCATGCCATTTTATGCCATAGACCGCCACGCCAGGCGGTTTTTTTTATTCAGAATTCAGTATTTATGCGGCTCGCTACGGCGGGCCTTTTTCATATCCGCGCCACGCCCGGCGCATATCAAAAACCACAGAGCCTTTCAGGGGTGAGCTTACGGGATGGTCAGTGTGACTTTCTCTGTGGGCTGGTCACCCCCGGGCGCAGGCCCACCCACTAAGAGGAAACGTCACTATGTTTGGTATTTTCAAAAAGAAAACCCGCAAGGCCATTACCGAAGTGAAGAAGATGGAGAACCGTGACGCAGTGGAGGCGACCGTCTGGGGCGCGTACTCCATTGCATACGCTGACGGCACCTGTGACGCGAAAGAAATCGCGGTACTGGAAAAAAACCATTGCAGCACTTCCTGTCTTTGCGCCGTTCTCCGGTGAGATTGCACAAATGAGTGCAAATATCCGCGCCCGTTATGAAGCGTCGCCGCGTTCTGCCAATGCCGAAGCTCTTCGTCAGCTGGCTGATGTTGCCGGTACTGATGATGCAGTTAATGTGCTGTGCCTGTGTCTGGATATCGCTGACCAGGACGGTATCGGTCAGGAAGAAGAAGCACAACTGAAGAAAATTGCGCAGGCGCTGCAGTTGCCGCTGGAGCAGTACCTGTGAAAAGTGCGCGCCTTGTGCTGGCTGTCATCCTGTTGTTTCTGGTAGTGGTGGTTGATTTCACCGGACGACTGATGTCGGTGCTGGCAGATGGTGTGCTGGTGGCGATGGCGCTGGTCGTGCTCCGGCCTTTACTGCGTAAATCTGAATAACATCACACAAAAGGCATCTGCGGATGCCTTTGACGGGGTGTTTTTTACGGGGCGCTGGTGGCCCTTTTTTATTTTCAGGAGGAAGTATGTCTGAACCCTTATCCGGTTCCGGCACGGCTGCTGCGCTGGGTGGCGCGACGGTATTCGGGCTGTTTACCGGGATGGATTTCGGGATTGTGTTTGGCGCGTTCGCCGGGGCGTTATTTGTGGCAACGATGCCGCAGTCACTTTCAGTCTGGCGCGTGGTGGCACATTTTCTGGTGTCGTTTATTGTCGGCGTGCTGGGAGCGCGTGTGCTGTCAGCCTGGATTGCATCAAAAACAGGGTATGACGGTACATCAGCAGATGCGCTTTGCGCGGTGCTGGTCTCGGTTGTGTCGGTGAAGATTCTCTCGTTCATCCACCAGCAGGATATTGCATCGCTGGTGTCCGGTGTGTTCTCCCGCCTGCGGGGTGGAGGAGGCGGCAATGTTAAGTAACCTTCCCGGATTGCTGAATGTGGTGTTATGCACAGTTATCGTGCTGACGCTCTTTTTTTATCGTCGCCGTGATTCCAGACATAAACCGCTGGTGTCATGGCTGGCCTGGCTGCTGATGCTGCTGTATGCCTTTGCGCCCCTCAGCTATCTGTGTGGTCGCCCGTTAGCAACGGGCTGGCTGGAAGTGTTTTTTAACCTGCTGTTCTGCGTGCTGGTGATACGCGCACGCGGGAACGTCACAAAAATCTTTCCATTGTTGAGGTGAATATGTCGGGTAAATTCAGATTTAGTCGTCGCAGCGAAAAGAATCTGGAGGGCGTTAAACCACAGCTGGTTGCTGTCGTTCGCCGTGCGCTGGAGCTGACGGAGGTTGATTTCGGTATTACGGAAGGGCTGCGCACGAAAGAACGCCAGAAACAGCTGGTCGCGGAAGGGAAAAGCCAGACCATGAACAGCCGCCACCTGACCGGTGATGCGGTGGATGTTGTTGCCTGGGTTGGCAGCCAGGTGTCATGGGACTGGCCTCTGTACGAGAAAATCGCGCAGGCATTTAAGCAGGCTGCCGCAGAGCTGGGAACTGCCATCGAATGGGGCGGGGACTGGAAGACACTGAAAGACGGACCTCACTTTCAGTTGAAACGCTGATAACCAGGTGTGTTATGAGCAGAAAACACTGGACACACAGAATACCGCGAGTGGCGGCGAAATGGGCACTGGTAGCGATACTGGTGCCTTTTTTATTGGTGGGATGCGTCAGCCTGGATAAGGCGCGCCAGCTTTTCGATACAGCTTCTCAGGTCTGTGAAATTGTCGACGGTGTTCGGCAGTGTATGCAGAACTGATCGCCTGTAATAGCAGAATATTTTACTGAAAAATGAAGGGTGCGCCAGCGTCCGGAAAGCATGAAATTCTGCTGCGTGTGCCAATTTTATCTTATTCATCCTAAATCTTGCCGAATCAAGATGAACTTTGATCAACTGCCTGGCGGCAAGGGGCATTAAAACAGGAGAAAATTATGTGGAAATCTACAGGTGACAAGTTAATCACCGCGTTGATTGACGGCAAGCCACAATACTTACGCATTGAAATGAGTGGTCAGCATGCTCGTTTGATTCGTGAGTAACTGGCATTACAGCAGCCCTTCAGTGTGAGGGGCTGCGATAATGTCAAAGCTCGTTATCAGCACCCGCCGCGCACCCAGCGCACTGGCCGATAGCGGGCTTTTTTATTCATAAAGCGAGTCTGTATGAGCGAGAAATTGAAGATCGGCTATCGCCCTTTACAAGAACTGTCTCCGTATGCACACAACGCCAGGACACACAGCCCTGAGCAGGTGGCACAACTGGTAGAAAGCATTAAGCAATTCGGCTGGACTAATCCGGTGCTGATTGATGAAAAGGGCGAAATTATTGCTGGTCACGGTCGCGTTATGGCGGCTGAAGTGCTCAAAATGGATTCCATTCCGGTCATCGTTCTGTCTGGTTTGATGGATGATCAGAAAAAGGCGTACCGCCTGGCAGATAATCGCCTGCCGATGAATGCTGGCTGGGATGAAGATCTGTTACGGATGGAGCTGTCGGACCTAATCAATGCTGATTTTGATGTCTCCCTGACAGGCTTCAGCCCGACAGAAATTGATGAACTGTTGACGGATGTTTTGCCCGGTACAGGAAATGAGGAGGAGCCGTATACGACGAAAATTGATACGCCTGTTTATGAGCCGTCGGGCGGTAAACCGGATATCAGTGAACTGTACGACGATACGAAAACTCAGGAGCTGATCAGCCGGATACGTTCGGCGTCCCTTGATCCTGATATTGAGAAATTCCTCCTGTGTGCGGCAGAACGTCACACGGTGTTTAATTTCAGCAGAATTGCGGACTATTACGCTCACGCCCCCGCTGAAATTCAGTGCCTTTTCGAGGATTCGGCGCTGGTGATCATTGATTATCAGCAGGCTATTGAAAATGGATTTGTCCGGATGACGCAGCGCATGGTGGAGATCATGCATGGCGGGGAGGAGGAGGAATATGCGTGATGATTTTTGCGCCTTTATTCTGACTCACGGGCGACCGGACAAAGTTCTGACTTACCGGACGTTGCGTCGTGCTGGCTATACCGGGAAAATTTTTATCGTTGTTGATGATGAAGATAAGACACGGCATCAGTACATAGCTGAATTTGGTGAACAGGTGCTGGTGTTTTCCAAATCCGATATCGCCAGTCGTTTTGACGAAGCCGATAATTTCGGTGACCGCCGCTCAATTTTTTACGCCCGTAATGCTTGTTTCGACCTGGCAAAACTGGTCGGGTGTAAATTCTTCATTCAGCTCGATGATGATTATCACGAGTTCCAGTTTCGGGTGGATCGCAACTATGACCAGGCCTATTTTCCGATAAGAAAACTGGATGCGATCCTTTCTGAAATGCTGGCGTACTACGAATCAATACCTGCGCTTTCCATCGCTATGTCGCAGGGCGGGGATTTTCTTGGTGACAATGGCGGCCATGCTTCGTGGGTGAAACGCAAGGCAATGAACAGCTTTATCTGTTCGGTTGATCGACCGTTCTCATTCATGGGACGCATTAACGAGGATGTGAATACGTACACGAATCTCGGTCGCTGTGGTGAATTGTTTATGACGATCGGTGCTGTCCAGTTAGGGCAGAAACAGACGCAGAAAAACAGCGGCGGAATGACCGAGCTGTATCTGGATTCCGGAACCTACGTTAAAAGTTTTTACTCCGTCATGTATGCGCCGTCGTGCGTAAAAATCTCACTGATGGGTGCCAGCCATAAACGCATTCACCATCAGGTCACCTGGAACAACGCTGCAGTAAAAATCCTTCACGAAAAATACAGGAAGAAGACACCCTGCATATCAATGGGGGTGACAAATGATTCCGTATTCGAAAGTCGAGTCTCTGGCAGCGTGCCGGATGACTGCACAACAAATCGCTGACGTTCTGGATGTTGATCTGAACCGACTGAAAGAAAATCGGGAAGCAATGACAAATTTTTATGCGTCCATCCGTAAGGGCAGAGCGAAAGGTGAAGCCGAGCTACGGGCGGCATTGTTTAAGCTTGCCAGAAAAGGGGATGCCTTTGCCCTGCGCGAACTACTCAGGGTGGATAAAAATCAGGATTAACTGATGAGCAGACCGGACTGGGGGGCGTTGCAGCAGGAGTATATTGCTGAATACACCCGCTCCGGTATATCTCCGGTGGCATGGTGTGAAGCAAGGGGACTGAATTACGCAACAGCCCGTCGTTACATCAAAAAACCTCCGAAAAATGCGCAGACAGAAATGCGCAAAACTGCGCAAAAAAGTGCGCAGAAAAAATCTGCGCAGACTGCGCAAAAGCAGAACGGAAAATCTCAGAAAAAAAAGCCAGTATCCGATGCGTGCCTGAATAAGGGCGACACGGAGGAATTTTCGTTCTGTCCCGATGAATTCGGCATCTCAGAGCAGCAGACGAAATTTGCGATGCTGGTTGCACAGGGGAGAAAACTCGTTGAGGCATATCGCCTGGCAGGATACGAGTCAGAGGGGAATGCGGCCTACGTCACTGCCAGCCAGCTCCTAAGAAATCCTAAGGTTTATCGGGCTATCTCATGGTTCCGCAATCAGTACCAGAAACGCTATACCGCAGACCTAGATTTACTGGTGAGTCAGTTGATGGCCATTGTCCAGGCCGACCCCAATCAGTTGGCACAATTTCGCCGTGTTAACTGCCGTTATTGCTGGGGCGAGAATCATCTCTACCAGTGGCGTGATATTGCAGAATTCGATAAGGCAGCAGCACAGGCCTCCAGAGATGGCAAACCCGAGCCGGAATATGGAGGCCTCGGCTTTGTTGATAACGCCATACCCAATCCGGATTGTCCGAAGTGCTGCGGTGAGGGAACGGGACAGCTTTATATGGCTGATACCACTCTGCTTGATGGGGATGCGCGACAATTATATGCAGGGGCAAAGCTCGGGAAATTTGGTGTTGAGATCCTGCTGGAGGATAAGGCTGCCGCCCGGCGCGAACTTATCAAGCTGATAATGGCGACGAAAGGAGGTTCTGCTAGTGGTGCAACTGACAGTCGCAATGATCTGGAGCTTGAAGGACTGAGGCTTCGCAACGAAAAGCTGCGCACTGAGATTGAAAACCTCAAAAAAGGCGTGGGTGGTGAGAATAACGAAATAATTATCCACAACTCTCTGCCGATGCCGGGAGTGGATAATGTCGATTGAAATCTACCTCCCAAAACCTCATGAGGGGCAAATAGCTGCATGGACGGCGGCAATAGAGGAACGCTTCCACGCGGTATGCTGTGGTCGTCGCTGGGGTAAAACGGTGATGCTGGTGAACATCGCTACCAGTTTCGCGACGCGGAAATTTGCCGTTCCTACCACCGGGCAGCTTATCGCGGGTAGGGTGGGGATTTTTACCGCACAATACCGACAGTACCAGGAAATCTGGGATGAAATTAGCGCCGTTCTGCAACCGCTGATCCTCAGTCAGTCAAAAAATGAAAAGCGCATCATTCTCCGGAACGGTGGCCGCATCGACTTTTGGGTAACGGACAATAACAAACTGGCCGGGCGTGGGCGTAAATATCACGCTGTGCTGATTGATGAGGCCGCATTCACTAAATCGCCGGAAATGCTCGAAGAAATCTGGCCCCGCGCTATACGCCCGACGCTTGTCGATTACCGCGGCTGTGCGTGGGTATTTTCCACACCAAACGGTATCGACGAGAGCAATTTTTTCTACGCGATATGCCACGATGAATCCCTGGGATTTGTCATGCACCATGCGCCAACTTCATCGAATCCGTATATTCCGAAAGAAGAACTGGAGGAAACGGAGAAGAAATCCGATCCGCGCGTCTGGCAGCAGGAATATCTTGCCGAGTTCGTGGACTGGTCCAAAGATGCGTTACTCGATGTCGATAAGCTGCTGGTGGACGGTCAGCCGATTGAGATGCCACCGCATTGCGACATGATTTTCGCAGTGATGGATACGGCGCTGAAAGGCGGGACCGAAAATGATGGTACTGGCATGGTGTATTTCGCTTATGAGTCAACGTATTCGGACGAGCCAAAACTGACGATTATTGACTGGGATGTGACGCAAATTAAAGCGTCATTGCTTCCTGAATATATCCCCGGCGTTTATGACAACCTCGAGCGCCTGGCGAAATTATGCCGTCCGCGTCTGGGCAGCCAGGGAATTTTTATGGAAGACGCTGCGATGGGGGCAATCCTCAACCAGAAGGCGGAAACCGAAGGTTGGGATATGACGCCGATTAAATCGGCACTAACCAGCAAAGGCAAAGACGAACGGGCGGTGATGGCATCCAGCTACCACTATCAGGGGATGTGCAAAATCGTCCGGGAGGCTTACGACAAGACCGTTTCATTCAAACGCACCACCGCAAACCACCTCATTAAGCAAATAGCCGGGTTCCACCTGGCAGACAAAGACGCACATAAACGTGCTGATGACCTTTTCGATTGTTACACCTACGGATTGATTATCGCGCACGGTAATTACGCGGAATTGTAAAAATCTGGATTTTTTCTGATGGCTGAGATCGAGATTTCTGTAAATCTCAGTTCTTCGCTGATGCGCATTCTTGAGGCTGAAGAAATTCAGCCGGGAACCGACATTGGCTATGAACTGTGTAAACTGCTGTGGCAGTACCACCCGCTGGGCGGGAAACTTGTCGAAAAACCCATACTGATGGCGATGTGTAAGCCGCGCCAGTACAACGTGGAGACAGACCCTGACGAGCGGGTTGTGCGGCGTTTTCAGGAGGTATGGGAACGTATGAAGGTTAACGAGAAGATTAAAAATCTTTTTTTTCTGTCTCGTTGCTACGGTGCTGCAGCGATCGGCGTGGGCACCGACAGTGTTTCATGTCGTGAACCGCTTCCGACGTTCGGACTGACAGAAGAGGATGTGTATATCAACGCGTGGGATCCGTTGAACGCTTCCGGTTCGATGGTGACTGACCAGAATCCAAACAGTCCGTTTTTCCAGGAAGCCAATAAAAAGCTGAAGATTGGCGGAAAAGACTGGCATCCGTCACGCACACTAAAAATCTTCAACGGCACACCGATTTATCTGGAGTTTCAGAGTTCATCGTTCGGATTCACCGGGCGAAGCGTATTTCAGCGCGTTCTTTATTCCCTGAAATCCTATATCAATACGATGGAGGCGAATGATCTCGTCAGCCAGAAGGCGGGCGTACTGGTAGCTAAAGTTGTGCAGTATGGCTCGAAACTTGACGGGATCATGGCTGCCGCCACGGGACGAAAAAGGGAAAACGTCAAAGAGGCAAAAAATAAAGGTGTGCTTAGTATCGGGAAGGATGAGGATGTTACCTCGCTGAATCTACAAAACATCGATGGTGCGCTAAACGCTGCACGCGACAATATTATTTCCGATATTGCGTCAGGGAGTGACGTTCCGGCGATCCTCATTAAAGAGGAAGCCTTTTCGAATGGTTTCGGTGAGGGGACCGAAGATTCGAAAGCCGTCAGCCAGTATATCGATGGTGTACGCCAGCAGATTGAACCTGTGATGGATTATTTCGAACGCCTGGTGCAGTACATCGCCTGGAACGAGGAATTTTATCAGTCGCTGAAAAATGATTACCCGGACATCATAACCGACGACTATAAAACCACGTTTTACCAGTGGCGACGTGAATTTACCGCGACGTGGCAGGAGCTGGTGGAGGAGTCGCCGGACAAACGCCGGGAAAGCGACAGTAAAGTGATTCAACAGGCGATAGCACTTTTCTCTGCCGTGTCGCCACAGGTTGATCCTGAAAACCGTGCCGCCGTCACTGAATGGCTGGCAAGCCTTGTTAATGCCACGCAAACCTATGGCGAAGCTCCACTCATCATTGATGTGGACGCGCTGGCGAATTATGAACCACCGAAGCAGGAGACGCCTGATGGCAATTTCCAGCCGGGCGGGGAGGAGGAAGAGACGGATCAGGACGCTGTATGAGGTTCTGACGGATGCCGTTAACTACTACGTAAATCACGGGTGGGATAGCGAAAAATCATTGCTCGAATGGTGCCGGAAACTCCGTGTAGCCGCTCAGCGAGAAACCCCTGATGATACCGTAGCCAGAAAACATCTCACCGCTATCTACAGCCGTCTTGTCATCGACGGCGGGGCATTACGGGATCAGCCTCCTGACGGCCCTAAAAAAATCACTGTTGAAAAACTGAAACCTGAGTTTCGCAAGGAACTCGACAGGCGAATTTTCGCCAGTGCCAACCTGATAAAACTCAACCGAGAACAGGCCATCGAGAAAACCATACAGCGTTTTCAGGGGTGGGTTACGTCCATTCCGCCTGACGGGGTGAGCGAAATTGATCGCCGGGAAGTGAAGTCCAGTTTTCAGAAGTCCGTGAAGGATATGGATTTTATCAGTCGCCGGGTGGCAATTGACCAGGGGCATAAGCTGGCAAGCAACGTTAAGTATCTGCTGGCTGTTCAGAGTGGTGCGATTGCTCTGCGCTGGCATTCGAACTGGCGGCGTCCGGGCTACAAATACCGACAGGACCACAAAGAGCGCGACGAGAAAATTTATCTCCTCCGCGATTCTTGGGCGCTGGAGCAGGGGCTGATTAAGCCCGTATATGGTTTTTATGACGAAATCACTGCTGCCGGGGAGGAGGTTTATTGCAGTTGCGATGCACTGCCGATCTACGCCCCTCAGAAACTACCTGACGAATTTTTAACGGAGAAGGGCAAACGTGAGTTTAACCGAGCTTGAAGTGGCAGAACGCATCAGGGACGGAACCGTACCGTCTCCGGTGAAATTCTCCAACATGTGGCTGGTGAATTTGCGAATAACCGGAACCGGGCTTGCCTATCGCGCCGGGCTGAAAGAGCACGTATGGCGTGATCCAAAGCTCTATCTGAACGAGGAGTTTTTAAGGCGATGCAATGGCCTTCCGGTTATCGCAAACCATCCTGACGACGCAGTTCTGACGGAGGAGGATTTTAAATCGCGGATCGTCGGCAGTGTCATGCTGCCGTATATCCGGGGTGACGAGGTATGGGCGGTGTGCCGCGTTTATCTCCAGAGCATTGTTGAAGAAATCACTGAGGGGGATGTTTCGACAAGTCCGTCGGTGGTGTTCAACAGCACATCAGGAAATGTGGAAGTACAGGAAGGTGACACCAATTTTTTAATCGAGGGCGTTCCTTTCCTTGTTGATCACATCGCCCTGGTGACGAAAGACCACGGCTCGCTGGGCGTGTGGGATAAAGACCGGATCCCCGCAGGGGTTGAAGTGACAAATACAGGTGAAATTGAGATGGAAAAAGAAGAACTCCAGGCCCTGTTACAGGGGGTGGTTAACGATGCCCTGAGCGGCATTAATCAGAAAATCGATGGAGTAGTCACGCGCATGGACTCACTGGAACAGCGGGACAAAGCGCGGGCGGACGCCGAAGATCAGGCGAAAAAAGAGGCCGAAGAAAAGGCCAAAGCCGATGAAGCCGCAGAGGAACAGCGTAAAGCTGATAAAGCTGCGGCAAAGGAGGCGGAAGAAAAAGCCAAAGCTGACGAGGCGGCAGCTAAAGACGCTGAGGAGAAAGCAAAGGCTGATTCCGAAGCGGAAGAACAGCGTAAGGCTGACGAGGAGGCAGAAAAAGAACGCAATGACTCTGCCCTGGCAGAAGCACAGGCTAAAGCCGACTCCGCATTCAGTGCCTGCGGTAAAAACGCGCCAGCACCGTTTTCTGGTGAAAATGCGCTGGACTACCGCAAGCGTGCGCTAATCGCTATGCAGAAACACTCTCCGGCACATAAGGACGTCAATATTCGCGCGATTGCGGATTCTGCAACGCTGGCTGTGCTTGAGGACGCAATTTTCAGTGCTGCCCGTCAGTCCATCGAAAAAGAAATGATGAGTACGCAGGGGCAACTGCATAAACGTATCCGCAACGATGAAGCCGGGCGTCGCATTACTGAATATCAGGGCGATCCGAACGTCTGGCTAAGTGCTTTCAAAATTCCGGGGCGTCGTCTGGCAAAAATTAACACTCAAGGGAGCCTGAACAATGGCTGATATTAACTTTCATCCGTTTAAAAACCGTGGAGCATTTGGTGGCCTTTTTAACGTCGAATCCCGTGGGCTGATGCAGGGGGATGCGCAGGATGATCCGGCAATTCGTCTGCAACTTTGCTCCGGTCGACTGGACAGCAAAATCACTGAGCCGGTATGGGGTGGCGTTGGAGTTATGGAGTGCATTGCTCCCGCGAAAGACAGCGTTAACGGCGCGGTAATTAAGCAGGCTACACAAAACGCATGTAACGCCTTTACGGTCTTTAATCAGGCATTTCATGGCATTACCACGCCGGATAATCCGGTGCCGTTATATCTCGCGGGTGGCTTTGTTCACTATTACCGCGTTGGCTCAGGTGCCCGCATTCCTCTCCCTGTCAGTGCAGAAGTTGTTGCGCTGGCTGATGGTAATAACACCGTTGCTGCCAGTGGTTTTGTGTGGGATCTGACGAAAAACATGGTTGATGTTTATTCGGGATCACCCGGAGCTAATCCGAAAGTGGATATTAAATTGCTGATGGTTTCAGTTGACGGAAACCTGACGGTGAAAAAAGAGGATGGCGGTAACGTTGTCTGGGAAATCGGCAAACCGTGCGGCCTGTTTTTAATTTAAGGGGATATTAATTAATGAGCGCATTTACTCCTGCGACTACTATTGTGTCGCCGTCAATGGTGCTGCCGGAAATGATCGTGCAACAGAGCATGGCTTCCGGTGCGTTTGAAGTCCTGGCTGGCGGTGCTCCAGCGGTAAAAATCAGTTCCAGTGATTTGATGGTCTATCAGAAATATTTACGTATGACCTCGCAGGCGCAGGTCAGCCAGTCTCTGCCGGGCCAGTTGCCGTCTTCCAGTATTTCTGGCGGCTATGACGGGATGATGACTTACCGAATTTCTTCCCGCTCGCAATACAGCTATCTCGATACTGATGCAGCAGATCGCTGGGGCTATTCTCTGATTGAAGGCCTGCGCCTGGCTAACCGCCAGGGACACGCTCAAATGTTGCGTAATATGCTGCTGTATGGTGTGAATGCAGCTAATAACGAGGGGATCACCAACTCCCCGAACGCAGTGACGCTGAATCTGGGCAACGACAGCAAAGGGAATGATTCATATACCACTTGGGATTCCGGCGAGATGGCTAAATTTATGCTTGGCCTGATTGCTGACCAGAAAACCCGCATGTTGCTGCTGGGGCAGCCATTAACGACTGTCATTCTGAGTCCGCAGCGATTCATGAAGGCGCTGGAGTGGACAGGAATTGTTGAGCTGACCAGTTACCAGCGTCCTGGTGGCGGTACCGGAACGGTGGGAACGGTGGTTAAAGACGTCGCTGATAAGGCGACAGGCGATGACATCATTTTCTGCCAGGACGACACGCTGATCGGTAAAGGCGCTGGTGGTAATGATCTGATCATCGTTACGAACCCGACGATTGAGGTGCCGGAAGCGCGTCACGCCATTAACACCAATATCTTCTCCACGCTGGTTCCGAACCAGCAGGCCGTCAACGTGATGTTTTGCGATATGGCAGCGCCGACGGAGATCCCGTCCCCTATGCCGGATGGCGGCCTGACCACGTTGTATACTATGCGCGCGACGCCGGGCTGGAACTTCCGCCCTGAGGGGATCACCCTGTTGTCTGCCAAATACGCATAAACGTTCAATCTGATAACGCGGGGAGCTAAATGCTCCCCTTTTTTGTGGGAAAAATTTATGAAGCTCTACATCGCTAACTGTTCACGTCAGCCGCACACGTTCAACTACAAACTCCCCGAAAAAACGCAGTCGTTCGGTGTGACAATTCCGTCCGGACGTCAGCATATGATCGAAAATCAGTCCGATATTATCGACCACATCATCCGACAGCATGAGCCTTACGGATTCCAGCGTTGTGACAAGGTGGACAAGAATTTTTCCGGTATCTGCTATTCCATCGATAAACCTGTGAGTGTCGGTCGCATTGAGGATTGCGCGGAGCAGAAAACGGAAAATCTGGAATCCATGTCAGAGGAAATTCTCGCGGCCAGCGCCGTATCGCTGAATAACGCAGTGGATCAGGCAGTGATTCAGAGCGGCGAAAAACCTCAACCTGGCGGTATTGAGATGGAAATCACCGGGGAAGCGATCAACACCGAACAGGAAAATCCGCCCAGCACAAAGCGAAATATTAAGGTTAAAAAATAATGACCCTGCGTCCGTCACTGGAGGGATTTATTCGCTTTGTTCGTGATGACATGAAAGTACCGGTTCACGCTATTGCTGACGATGATCCGACGCTGGAATGTTGCTTTCAGTCTGCGATGGAGCTAATCCCTCACGATCAGGGGCTGGAGCGTTTACCCATCATCTATGTGCGAACGGTTTATAACGCTGCCGCCTCATTCCTCCTGAATTTCGCCCCAGGCTCGTGGTTTGCTGACCTGAGAAAAAAACTCAACCTCGGGAAACTGGCTACCGGGCTTGTCAGCGCGGCAGCAGACCAGGGGACATCGGGTTCGATCACTATCAGCGACGCGCTGAGAAATCTGTCTTTGCTGGATTTGCAGATGTTGCAGGATCCGTATGGACGACAGGTTGTTGCGGTGCTGATGCAGATGGGTACGGTATGGGGTTACACGCCATGAAACTCTGTTTTGGTGTTGTCGACCAGCCGTATGACTACGGCGACGAACCGGGAAAAACCACGTTTGACGTGGCCTGTGACCTTGAGGAGCGATACGAAATTTTTACGCACTTCTGGGAAATGCATAAGGACGAGATTATCCAGGAGGCAGGTACTGAACTGGCGTACCAGTGGGTCAATCACCTTAAACATAAGGCTCCGCTACCAGGCGAGCATTTTCTGGAAGGGACTGAGAAGATTTTCCATATTTTTCTTGAAACTGAAGAAATGGCCGGGATGACGATTAACGGAAACCCTGTGCCAACTCAGGCCGCGCTACTGGGCGTTAACTCCAGGCTTAAGGACAAATATACCGGAGAGCGGCGTCCGTCATTCATAGACGGCGGCCTGTTTAAGGGCAGCTTTATAGCGTGGATAGATAACAATGCCGAGTCTTGAGGAATTAGCCGAACAGCACAGTTCGCAGCTCTCATCCGTTCTTAAATCCGCAGTTGAAACCATCTCGTCAGACCAGGAAATCACGTTCAGGCTCTATGTCCGGCAGGTTCTGCCGCTGGATGGTTTTGTCTATTGGGTTAATGCGGAAATCATCAGTTGCGATGAACTGTGTCGCCTGAATATTGAGTCACCAACTCGTCTGAAAATCAAAGGCAGCCTGCATCGTCAGGTTATTGCAATTCAGGACGAGTCTGTCTCGAAGGATGTGAACAACATTATTTTCACGCCTGTTCAGCAGGTTGATGATTTTAATGTGGAAAATCCCGATGCGATCTATCTCGGTGAGTACGGCGGCGTCCAGTTCGCTTTTTCACGAATGGAGAGCCGTTATCAGCAGTCGGGTATTTTTCATTATCGAGGCATGGCGATTTTACCAACTATGCGTTCTCAGATTATCGACTGCGAGGAGGATATCAGCGACGAGCAGATCATCTCCAACAGCATCCCGATCTGGCTGCAAATGAAAGATGCCGCGACCGTGTATCCGTCTTACCTGGTACCTCAGAACCTTCGCCCTCCGTATATCGCGGTGGATGTTCGCAACAGTATTCCGTTGCAGGTGGCTCCCGTTGTTTTCGGTGGTGAGCGATTCCAGCTCGTCCAGGATTCGGTTCGCCTGACGCTTTACGGATTCAGCAACAAAATGGCGCTGGATCTTGTCGACTCGGTGGTGAACAGGGCGCTGGAGGAGGAAAAGTTTGGTGTAACCAATATTCCGGTGGTTCAGGACGCAAAGTCGGGACAGGTTGAAATCAACGCTCTGGCGAAGAAAAAGATTGTCGATTTTGACGTGAATTACTACCAGAGCACCGCTCGGGAAATATCCCGGCAGTTGATTGAAAAAGTTATTTGTAAATATGAGGTTAAATAATGGGATTTAATATCGTCACGGTGAATGTGTCCCAGACCATCGGGGCCATTCCCTCGAATTTGCAGCAGATGTCTGCGGTTCTCTCGTTTGGCTCCACGACTCATGAGCCGGGGAAACCTGTATTACTCACCAGCAATCAGGATATTAACGATCTGGTAAGAAATCCGATTGCTGCGTTGTCGGCGGCTGCCGCAGGAAAATCTGCGGCAAACGTCACCGTTACGATGACGTTTCTGGAGGGGCGTAATATCCGGCGCGAAAACAGTTCTGAGGTAAAAATTGTCGTTTCCGGTTGCTCTCCCGACGCGTGGAACGGCGAATATACTGCTACCGTCGCGGATGAAAAAACACTGACCTGGACAATAGCTGATTCTCAGCTTTCCGGTTCGCCAGTGACACTGGGCCAGTTTTCCATTGCTGGCAGTGAAAATCTGGTGACGGCGGTGAACACATTTTTTGCCCAGGGAAATTCAGTTGGGATTTACCTGCTGGAGCTGGGAGTACAGAAAGGTGGAGTCAGTAAGGAAATCGCTGCACTGAAAGCTTATATGGAAGATCCGCTCCTGCGTTTTTATGCGTATCTGGTGCCGCAGCCGTGGGATGGTGACGCAGAGTTTATCAGTCTGGCAAAACTCCACACCGCCAACGAAGCGATGCAGTATTTCTTCGTGCTGACGAAAACGCCGGACGATACGAATTACGTTTCGCCTTATGCCGGTATTAAGTCGGTTATTGCAACGGCGGATGATACGTACCCGGCGACAAATGCGGCTGCAGCCGTAATGTGGAACTATGTTTCCGCATCACCTTCAGAAATCAACAAGGTGCCGCCGATGGCATTTCGCTATCTACAGGCGGTCAACGCCCACAAGGGCAAAAATTCCATTCTGGCCACGATGACGAAGCAGAATATTAACTATGTCGACACGGGGGCTGAGGGTGGAATTTCCAACACGATTCTGGTGAAAGGCGTTACCAGTGACGGTAACGATATGACGTACTGGTATTCCGTGGACTGGGTGCAGATTAACGTCGATATGCAGCTCGCCAATACGGTGATCAACGGCAGCAATAACCCAATTAACCCGCTTTACTACAACCAGGACGGGATCGACCGTCTACAGCAGGTCGCACAGGCGGTGTTCAATACGGGCGTATCTTACGGCCTGGTCAACGGCCAGCCTGTCGTCGATGCAGTGCCTTTCCGCCAGTATATCAACACTAATCCGAATGATTACGGTATCGGGCGTTATGCCGGCCTTTCGGCCTCCTATACGCCGATGCGCGGATTTGTCGAAATCATTTTTAACATCAATGTGACAATGCAGCTTTCGTGAGGGACTGAACCGTGCCTAATCCAATGATCCCCGTTGGCACCCTTAACCGGGTTCGCGCCAGCGTTAAATTCACCTCTCATTCCGAACTGAATGTGTCCGCCTCATTTCTGGCAAAAGAAGGCGTCGAATTGTCCTTTCAGGGCAATATCACGGAGTTTTTACCCGCTATGACGGGAGCCGTGCAGTCGCCGCAGCCATACATGATTTTACAGGCGCGTGTTCATCTGCTGCGTAGCCAGGCGCTGGGAAAACAATTCAAGGCCCAATGGGAAAAGAACGCCACGATCGGCGACGCAAAAGTGTATAGCGACAGCACGGTGTTCGGTGACTTCGATATCTATAACACGGCGATCACCAACGTGCAGGATATGACCTTCGCCGGGGGCGAGCCGGGAGTGGCCATCACCATTACCGGTACGTATTACATCAACTCTGAAATGTGGGATCTGGTATGAAAATCTCCCGAAATCTGAATCTGATTATTCCTGTCCGGACAGAAAAGGGTAACGGCTGGGTCCATGCCACGCCGATCAGCAAAGAGGTGTTTAAAGAGCATTTCTTCATTCTGAGTAAAACATTTTCTGCCATTTTCTCCGAAGGTCTTGGCGTCGTTGCGGGTCCGCGTATCGCTTTTTTGATGCTGGAGCGGATCTCGCGTGATTCTAATATCTGGGAAGGTGATAAAGGGGTCCGTAATACACTTGTTAATGAGGTCATTCGCCTGGCAAACCTTGTTTACCCAGTGGAGGGTAAAGGCTACGACACAATCCCTCTCGATATGGCGCTGGAGCGTGAAATCATTGATTTGGATGAAGTGGCGGGTGAGCTCATTTTTTTTACATGCGTCTCGTCGATAAATTCACCGGAGCAGGCGAAGGGGACTATGGATGTGGTCAATGGAGTATGGAGCACTCAATGCTCGTTATTGAATCTTACGGAATGGATCGCTTCATTGCCGACATTGAAATCAGCCGCCAGTTCTGGCGCGACGGCGAACACGTCATCAGCGACATCCTCGACTACTCAGCCGGAGCCGGATTCAGAGACATCTGTGCAGATTCCGGCCTAAATGTAAAAACAGCAGCTCAGTTTCGTGAGTTGCTCAAATTCAAAAATCCCGCAGGAGTATTGTGATGGCTGGTAACCAGATGCCAGTTCTGACGCTGGATGTTAATGAAGAACATCTCAGGCGGCTTGAGGCGATATTTGAAAAGTATCGCAACGGACTGATGATTGGCCCTGCCGGTACGCCGCTTAAAATACCTTCAAATACAGGGCCGGGAGGTGGCTCTTGGCAGACAACCACAGGCGGAGAAGCCAATCAGGCTCCCAGGAAACCATCTTCACCCGCGCCAGTTCTGGCTGCTTCCACTGATGGACGTTTAAGGGATGAAAAATGGCGCTTTGTTGGCAGCGGGAAAACACCTGATTCGCTGGTGAGCAACTATAAAGGTCGCGGCGAAACGATGTTTGATAAGTACCTCAGCGGGCTGGGGAAAAACGCCAAACAGACGCTGAAAACTTACAAGCAGATCAATTCTACGCTACGGGCGACCACTTCGAGATTAAACAACCTGTTTAAAACCACCGTATCGTGGGGGACAAAACTTGCGGTTATGGGCGTTGCAGGGCCGTTTGGCTTTGGCATGATGGCTCGTAATGTTGTAGAGAAACAGAAAAATGCTGATGAATTGCAGGCAACGCCAGGAGAGTTAAAGGCGGCAGAAAGCACTTATTCGCCTTATTTTTCCGGTGTTGGTAATTTGCTCAATACACTGGCAGCCGCGCAAAATGACACTCAGCATCCTGCCTACAACGGGCTAATTGGATTAGGGATAAATCCTAAAAAAGGGGCAGCAGAAAATCTTCCTGTATTGTTAGAAAGAGTTGCTGCTCTTGCAAAGGAGTATGAGGGAACCGGACTTACTCAGAGCATGCTCAGAGGTCGTGGCCTTGGATGGGTAAATTTTGGTATTGCTAACCAGTTAGTCAAATATCAGGACAAAATACCTGAACTCAACAAAGAGTTTTTATCGCGAGCTTCTCAGAATGACTCGTTGCTCACCTCTGGACATACAAGCCAGTATCAGAATCTTACCAGCAACTTAGAAAATAACTGGGATCAACTTACCAGCGGATTTCAGGGGGCAATGTCGGGTAACTCTGTACAGCTAATTAGAATATCTAATGGTGTAAAGAATGCTGGTCTAAATTTCCTTAACGGTGAGAACTTTAAAAGAATTTTGACTGATGTTGAAACAGGTCTGGATAAACTTGGTAAGTATGTAAATGGCCCGGATTTTAATAACGACCTGAATAATTTTGCCGAAAATGTTGCAAAGGTTGTTAAGGCACTTAGCGGGTTTGTTGGTTTTGCGGTTGAACATCCCTGGCTTTTTGGGGCCGCAGTACTTGCTGGACCATCGAGAGTTGGTGCTGTGGCAGCCACAACGACCGGAGTTGCCGCCCGTGTTGTTGGTGGAAGTCTTCTTGGGGCTACAGCCGGAACAGTAGCTGGATTGGCTATTCCTACAAATGACACACCTACCACCAGTGAGGAAATGAAAGGGCTGGAGGGGCGTTTCAACTTTGATTATTTTAACGAAGTGCAGGAGTGGCAAAAAAACAATCCGGGTAAGGTCTGGCCTGGAGGATTGCAGGGATTTTCAAATCAAGTAAACAGATCTGCATATTTATCCAGAGGGATCAGGAATAACAATCCCGGAAATCTTAATTTCGCAGGACAAAAAGGGGCTACCCTGGAATCGGGGCCAAATGCCCGTTTTGCCAGCTTCCCGACGATGCTGGAAGGCATTGCTGCCTTAGATCGGCAGGTAATGCTATACCTGAAACGCGGCAAAAATACGATTGATCAGATTATTGATATTTATGCCCCTTCATCTGATGGAAATAACACATCGTCCTATAAAAGCTATCTCGCTCAGTACACCGGATTAGGTGTTAAGGAGAAAATCGATGGTTCTAATTTTGAGATAATGAGAAAGCTAATTCAGGGCATTATTAACCATGAAAATGGGGACGCCGCTCGTGCAGTAAGTGGCGATGATGTGATGCGGGCGCTGGCAATGAACCGGGGGAACGTATATTCACCAAATAATACTTCTCAGGTAATCAGGCTCGACGTTCAACAAAAACCAGGTTCCGACATACTGGCACAACTCGCCGGAATGCAACAAATATCGGGGTAAACCATGTCACTTAATTACTTTGGACAAGCTTTCAAACTGGCGTTTGAAGTATCGCCCATTCTTTTAGTTGATGGCATAGCGTCGAAAATTCCCGGCGGGGTGATGCCGATTGCTGTTTTGACCGAAGGCCTAAGCATTGTGAACGGTCTGCTGCATGGCGAGATTCGTACACGCTCGATGGCGGCATTTACCCCGATGGCGGGGACAACGTTGGTTCAGCAGGATATTTGCAACCTGAATTTCTATAACCAGGTAACGGCAGCGAATGCGACCGTCAAGAAGCCTAACCGGGTAGTCATGCAGATGATCCGTCCGGCATCAACGGAGGACGGTGGCTACATCACTAAGGGGATGACATTCACGGCGCTGAAAATGGCGCTCGATATGCATAACCAGTATGGCGGTTGTTACACCGTAATGACGCCATCTTTCATCTACACGCGCTGTCTGATGCGGTCGTTTATCGATACATCTGGTTTCTCTGAGCAGAACAAGCAGGTTCAGCACACCTGGCAGATTGAGTTTGAGCAACCATTGTCGTCTGTCGAACAAACGGTAAAAACGCTGGCGAGCGTTCTGGATAAATTTGATAAAGGGATGCCGTCAGACGGGGCGCTATCGTGGTCAGGTATTAAGAACCAGGTCGTGCAGGAGTTTGGTTTTGGCTTATGACAACGTTAATTCCTTTCAAACCTGACGGGCGAGGACCATTTCAGTTCACGGCCAGAATCGGAGAATATGAAACATTCGCCCGCGTTCCGTTTAATCTGTATGCAAATCGTTATTACCTGGAACTGAAAGACAGTTCAGGCGACGTGATTGTATACATGCCTTTGATCGCGTCACCTGACAGTTACGACATCAATCTGGCGCTGCCTTGCTCACCGGGGAAACTTGTTTTTCGCGAAAGTACGAATCAGTTTGAGGTTTCGTAATGCGTTATTACCGACTGGAAATTATTAATCCTAAAACAGGCAAGCCGCCAGTGGATAGCAATGGAAAACCCATTGGACCTTTTGATACCAATGAAACACCAGGATGTGGGTTGCATGTTGAATTTGACTTTGAAGTAACCGGCCTGGATGTAGTCTGTTCGGGTACGATGCTGACGATCTATGGATTACCAATTGACATGCTGAAGCAAAGCGTAAGTTTGCAGGGTTGTCTGGTACGTATGAAAGCAGGCTTTGTTCAGGGGTTACCACTGGCAAATAAGGATCAACAGGGGGAGGTAATCTATGGTGAAATTTATCTGGCCTATGCCAACTGGATCGGCACGAACCAGACTTTAAACCTGGTAATAAATCCAAGCATACGCAAAACCGATGACGGTAAACCTTTTTCAATTGAGGGGCAGGGGGAAGCAGGGGAAAGGGTGGGTGATGTTTTAGTCCGCGCTTTGCAAAAAGCATATCCCAATAAACTTATTGATTGCACAGTCAGCGACAACCTGGTTTTGCCAGAGCCGTGGACGGGCAAATATACGGAGATTGGTTCGCTGGCTATGGTCGTAAAAAACGCCTCTATTGCGATGATGCGTAATGAAAGGTATAGCGGAATCGCCATCAGTATTCTTTCCGACAGAATACGAATCTACGATAACGCATCGGCAAAGTGGGGTGAGCCAAAAACAATTCATGCCCATGAACTGGTCGGGCAGCCGACATGGATAGCGCCGTTTACCGTCAGTTTCAAATGCCCTATGAGAGGCGATATCAGATGTGGTGATGTGATTAAACTGCCGGAGGGGCTATATTCTGGCGCTGCGTCGATTGTGATGGCTAATACAACGGTACCCAGCGTTATCGCAAAAAATTCGACCACGTTCACCGGGAAATTTCTTGTGAAATCAGTCAGACACATTGGTTCGTATCTGACAGCCGATGGCGATGCCTGGGTGACGGTATTTGAGGCATATGCTGAGAACTGGGCGAGGGTGTAATGTCAAACGCTCAAAAATTACCGTTTCTCCGAACACTGTCGGAGATGATGACCAGTTCTGGTAACCAGCAAGCCGAGCTTAAAGGCCGCGAATTGCCCTGCCATGTTGTCGATATCTGCGGGCAAATAGTGACAGTTCAGTTTGATATGCTGCCGGAGGGGATCAACTTCCCGCAGATAACAATCCCTGTCGCCACATTCCCGTATATCCGTTACCCGATACAGCCGGGCGATCGAGGAGTAACAATTGCCGCTGATGTATCACTGCGCGGTGTGTCCGGATTGGGAACCGGTATGGCAACGCTTTCTTACTCGATGTCGCTCACTCCCCTGTTTTTCGTGCCACTGGCAAACAAGGAGTGGTCCGACGAAGATCCGCAAAAAATCGTTTTGTACGGTCCGGATGGCGCGATCCTCAAAACAGAGGACGGCAGTAGCTCGGTAATGGTGGCTCTGGAAGAAATCAGGCAAAAGTCGAAAGCTGTTTACCTCGAGGCCGAAGATATTTTCCTGAACGGGAAAATTCACCTCAACGGACCGATCGTCCAGGACAAAGCCCAGATGAAGGATACAACCGCTTCGCTGATTGGTCCTCTTAATGTCGAGATGGATGCAGTTATCAACGGCGTGAGCGTCAGCGGCCACAGCCACGATGTGACTGGTGTTCAAAGCGGCGGCAGCACGATCACGTCGAAGCAACCAAATCCGGGTTAATTCCGGTTCATTTCACTTTAAATTCTATCCATAAAGCGAAAGCCCCGAACTGTTGCAGCAGTCGGGGCTTTTTGTTTCTGGCCTTGAATAAGGCAAGGAGAAGTCGTGTTTGATTTTAGCAAACTGATTCGGGAGATTCGAGTTATGGCTGAAAAATTATCCACCTGGAAGTTTTTGCTTATTTGGTTGGTCTTTCTGATTCTGGCGTCTGGTTATTTTGTTGGCCAGATCCGATGGTGGTGAGGGCACGATGAGAACATGGGGCCGCGTCACCGACGCGAACGGCAACAAAAAATGGGTTGCAGTAGAATCTGACGCCAACGGTGATTTCTCCTACGGCTGGCTGACGACGCTCATTCAGACGTTAAAGCTGGGATTGGGGGAGTCGCCGTTTTACGCGAATTACGGTATTCCTGCGCAGCAGTGCATCGTGCAGCAGATTTACCCGGACTACTATGTGAACATGGTTCAGCAACAGTTTGCCGGCTATTTTGCATCATTGGCAATTTCAAAGGTAGATGGAGCAGATAACCCCACCTATAACATCGATGTTGTGTTTTTTAATGGGACCAGTTACCGGACGCAGGTGCCGGTATGAATCACAGTTTTATGATAAAACTTTTACCTTGGTTTGGAGTGCTGTAGAGAGATATTTTAGGGGGACGAGTAATTTTCTAAGCTGGAGCATATTGACATATATTATTTCGGATTTGCAAAATACAGATTGTAACCATGGAGGAGACAAGCATGGAAAATTTTGCAAATAAGTTAAAAATACACACAGAGCATGTTGCAAAAATGGGGGTGTTTTGTACAACTGAAGAAACGACAAAACAAGCACTCATTATGCCATTACTAGATATTCTTGGTTTTACTCCGTATGATCCAAGAAAAGTCAAAGCTGAGTATAGTGCTGACTTCCCCGGGGTTAAGGCTAATGAACGGGTTGATTACGCTTTATTTTGTCATGATGTTCCTGTGATGTTCATTGAGGCGAAATCGTTTTCAGAACAAATTGATAATCACTGCCCACAGCTATCAAGATATTTTAATTCAACACCGGAAGTTACTATATCAGCCATTACAAATGGTGTTGAATGGCGTTTTTTTACGGATTTGAAACAAAAAAACATAATGGATTCAACGCCGTTTTTAAAATTAAGAATGGATTCTCTAACTCACTCCGATATTACACAATTATTTCGTTTTCGTTATGATAAATTCAAACCAGAGGCTTTACGGACACTGGCTGAAGAAAGTGTTTATTTGAATTCATTTACTAAAACAATCAGTTCTAGTCTTCGTGAAGTTGATCTGGAGTTTGTTCGATATGTTGCTAGTCGTTCAAATATTGAGAGGCAACTTAATCAGAGATTTCTTGAGTTCGTGACTCCATTAGTTAAACAGGCCGTTGAGCGCGCTGTTAGCGCAATGGTGGTTTCCGGGCTATCTACACAACCGGTAGAGCAAACTAAAGAAAATGATGCAACGGATACACAAGTTAATAACGCCATTGTTGATGAAGAAAACCCCAACATAATAACCACAGCCAAAGAATTGGAGCTATTTGAAAGGGTAAAACAAATCATACAAACAGAAGATAATATAGAATATAAAGATACTGAGTCATATTTCGGTGTACTATTGAATGGTAAAACTAATAGATGGCTGTTAAGATTTTATGATAAAAAATCTTCATTTATAACTTTACCTATTTCGCTTAGTGAAGTTCAGTTGAATGAAATAAGACGAGCTCGACTTGATACGGATGGTAAAAGGATACATATAACTAATCCGGAAGATATACTTCGCATATCTGGTTTGATTCTGGATTCATACGAGTATGTTAAAAATGATGATAATTTCCGCCGAGGGTCCAGAGTGAGCAGTTTAGAAGAGGTTGAATAAGTAAAAAACCCGCGAAAGCGGGTTTTTTAATGGAGTAAATATGTCAGAAATACCAATTACTATGACCAGTGCGGGTGCGCAGCCTACGCCACCCAATGATTTGCTCGCGAATCTTATCACTAGAGTTGCTGAAAAAGTACCTGGATATACAGCCAACCTTCCGGCGGGGCTTATTACAGACCTTGCCAGCACGGCTGTCGGGGCGCTGGCATTAATAGACCAGGCGCGGGTGGACCTTATTAACTCCGTAAGCCCATACGGCGCGAATATTCCGTTACTGATGCAACTCGGAAACATATATGGAGCACAGAAGGGATTAAGTACAAATACGGCGGTATACGTGGTGTTTGAGGCGTTGCCGGGGTTTGGTATCCCTAAAGGATTTGTTGTCGGTGACGGCAACTACCAGTATGCGGTTTCCCGCGATACCGTGGTACCGGAAAACGGGCAGACTGAGCCAGTCTACTGTGTGGCCACAACGTCAGGCTCATGGGCTGTACCGGAAGGGACCGTGACGCAGGTCATTACCTCAGTACCCAAAGACCAGCCTGTAAAATGCACCAACTTTACCGCAGGAATGCCCGGTCAGGAGGCGCAAACGTGGGCATCTTACCGCGCCGAAGTCATGGAGTCCGGCATGTTTGGTGTGCAAGGAACACCGGATTGCTTTAAAGCTATGCTCAAATCAGTAAGCGGTGTGCGAGAAAACCTGATTTCTTTCCGGCAGTCGTCGCTGGGGAAATGGGTTGCGGTTGTTGGTGGCGGTGATCCGTATGATGTGGCTTATGCGATTTACAAATCTGTACCGGATATTTCGAAACTGACCAACGATGTAAGCAATCCATCCGGTGCGGCAGTGGAAAAACGCACGGTTTCAATAACCGTTTCGCCGGACGTTTATCAGGTGCCTTTCGTTATCCCGTCATCACAAAACGTCATGGTGCTAATCACCTGGAACACGGTGTCTGATGATTATGTTGATCCGGCGGGTATTGCTATGGCTGTGCAGCAAAACGTTGCTGATTACATCAATTCAATTGAAGTCGGACACCCGATAAATCTTCTGCGTATCCAGGATATTTTTACCAGTTCTGTCAGGTTGCTGGTTGATGCGACGTTGATCTCAACAATCAGTGTGAGCATTGGTATTAACGGTCATATTGTTCTTCCGGCGAAAGACACAAGCCTGGTTTATGGCGATACCTATTCCTATTTTTCAACGGTGGCATCACAGGTTCAGGTCAACAAGTATGCAATATCTGACTGAGAAAATTCTCCCTGCTTATCCATTTGCGCAGTACAGAGATGATCCGAATGTTGTTGCGTTCTTTGATGCATACAATGAAATTGCTCAGGAATACCTCGATTCATTCAACAATCTGGCATTGCCATGCTGGACATCGGAATCAATAACCGGGCAATTACTGGACTGGATTGCACTCGGGATTTATGGCGTTGAAAGGCCTTTACTACAGGTTTCCGAGGAGGCTATTGCACGCGGCGCATACGATACCATTGAATACAATACGATCCCGTATGCAGCAATGCGGAATTATGTTCCGGGGCAGGCATCGTATGTACCTGATGATTATTTCAAACGAATATTAACGTGGAATTTTTATAAGGCTGACGGTTCGCATTTCTGCATTGACTGGTTAAAGCGCCGTGTGGCGCGGTTCATTCATGGGAAAAACGGAATAGACCCGCCGTTGCAGCACACTTTTGATGTGAGCGTGACTGTATCGGACAGTGTTTTTTCTATTCAGATACCAGAATATGGTGATGGTATAGGCTATTTTCTGAAAGATGCCATTGACCAGAAATATGTAAAACTCCCTTTTATTTATTCCTATGCAACAACGGTGATTCAAAAATGATTCTTGGATTCGGCAATAATGTTGTTTCAGCACTGGCTGGTGATATTACGACGATTCAGACTGATATTCCGGTGATGCCGGGCACGGGAGCTAAATTTGCAAAATTGCTTTCTGCCGATTTTGAAAATAAATCGAACGGGCAACGCGTCTATGCAAAAATTACGCTTACCGATAATAAAGAGTCAGCGTTTGAGATTTGTCACCTGGTATCGGTAAGCGGTGATGTGCTGAAAGTCATTCGTGGGCAGGAAGGAACAACCGCGAAAGGTTGGTCCCTTAATGACGTTGTGGCTAACTTTGCCACACGTGGATCGGAAAACTATTTCGTACAGATAGCGCAGCTTCAGAGCGGTCATTATATTGCGGGTGTTGCTGGCGGCACTGCAAATGCACTGACGCTGGAACTTCCCGCGACGTTTTTTGTTAATGGAGGCTCGGACTGGACGCTACGAACCCCGATTATCGTTTTCCCCGTTCAGAACAATACCAACGCTGCAACGCTGCAATTAACACTGGGTGGAAGGGTTCTTGGTACGTTCCCGCTTTATAAGGGGAACAAGTCCGGGCTGGTAGCGAACGATATCATTAAAGGTATTCCTTTGATTTGCCTTCTTGATAGCGAGAAAAGCTATTTCAGTGTGATAAACCCTGGAAATATCTATTCAGATTTTGATCTGCGATATGTAAAAAAATCTGGTGATTTGATGACCGGGGAACTGAAAATCCGTGGTGTTAATGCGCTGAGGATTTTCAACGAAGCCTTTGGTCTGATTTTTCGTCGTTCGGAAGAGTGCCTGCACCTTATCCCTACCAGTGAAGGTCAGGGCGAGAATGGCGATATTGGTCCACTTCGACCGTTCACTATTAATCTGCGGACGGGTGAAATATCCATGTCGCATAAAGTGTCTGTTGGCGGCGGTTCTCAGGTCAATGGTGCGCTGGGTATCGGTGTTCAGAACGCGCTGGGCGGAAACTCAATTGCTTTCGGGGATAACGATACCGGCCTGAAACAGAATGGTGATGGCCTGCTGGATGTTTATGCCAATAGCGTGCATGTGTTGCGTTTTCAGAGTGGCAGTATCCAGAGTAATAAAGCTGTAAACGTTACAGGACGGGTAACACCGTCAGACTACGGAAACTTTGATGCCCGTTACCAGACCAAAACAGGCGGCGTGCAGGATGTGCGTTATGGTTCCGAAATGTATTACAACCCGGGAGGTAACCAGATATCCTGGACATTTCGCTCACCTTCAGGCCACGGGTTATCCGGTATTAATGTTCAGGAAACCGGAAGTAATTCGGCAGATAACATCGGCGGCGTGTATTACCGACCGCTTCAGAAACTGATTAACGGTACCTGGTATAACGTGGCGAGTGTTTAACAATGTTGCATTTAAAAAATATTACTGCGGGTAACCCGAAAACCGCGGAACAATATCAGCTGACAAAACAATATGGTATCACCTGGCTTTTTTCGGAAGACGGCAAAAACTGGTATGAAGAACAGAAGAATTTCGCCAGCGACACAATAAAAATAGCTTACACCGGAGACGGGCGCGTGGTGTGGGTCGGTAAGGATGTGACAGGCATTGAACCCCGTAACGCCAGTGTTATTGAAGTTCCTGATATTACCGCTAACCGCCGTATTACCGTGCCTGGTTACTGGTTTTACCGAAATGATGAATTTGTTTTCGACTACAAACTTAAAGCGGAAGATGAGCGTGATGCCCTCTTAAAACAGGTCAGCATCATGACCAGCGACTGGGAAAAAGACCTGCTGCTGGGATTAATCAGCGACGAAGACAGGGAGAAGCTGAAAGCGTACCGCATTTACGTGAAATCGCTGCAGGCGATGGATTTCAGCACCATCGCTGATAAAACCTCATATAACGCCATTGAATGGCCCGTCTCTCCGGAAGCCTCTTCCTGATTTAATTTATCGCGAGAAAAACTATGTCTGTAGTGATATCAGGTGCGCTGATTGATGGCGCAGGCATCCCCATGTCCGGATGCCATATTATTCTGAAATCCCGGGTAAACACCTCAGAAGTGGTGATGCGCACAGTTGCCGACGTGGTGACAGGAAACTGTGGCGAGTACTGTTTTAAGGCGCAGACCGGAAAATATTGCGTATATCTGAAACAGGACTGGCGCGACGAGTACTATGTTGGCGACATTGCTGTATACGACGACTCAAAGCCCGGCACGCTGAACGACTTTCTGACTGCCCTTGATGAAGGCGATTTAAAGCCGGATGTAGTGAAACGATTTGAGGAAATGGTGGTGCAGGCACAGCAGAGTGCTGAAATCGCAGCATCATGTGCAGAACAGGCAGGGCAAATATTAAATAACATCCAGGAGGTTGCGGGGCAGCTTTCCACAGTACGCTTCGAAAATTTTAACGATATTAGCAGGCGGTGTACGACAGCCATGCTGAAGCTGGAACAACCCGAGGTTGTTAATACATCAATATCTTTAAAAATAAAAGAAAATATCGATTTTAATTATGTCGGTGCAGTTAACGGATATTGCGATATTCCTGAACCTGAAAAGTATAAAGTCGAAATGTATGCTTATACAACTGGAGAGTATTTTAACGGCGACGCTAATTTGAATAGTGACGGAACTTTCTATTTCAGACGTTGCTGGACGGGAGCAAAACAGTTTCGTCTTATTCGGATTGAGGATAATGCGTGGATCACAACGCTGGAATTTCCGCTGCTCATTCGTAGTTACTGGATGCCAGAGGACGCAGATCCTGACGTGATCAGGGTGATGAAAGACCGATGTTACACGTATGACCAGGCGCTGGCAGCACTGGCGTTGATGGTTCAGCGACATGAAGCTGTGGAAAGATACGTTTCAGGTTTGTGTGCACTTGTTGATGAAAACGGCGGGGTGAAATTTTTTGTTAACAGGCTGTCGGCCATGTCTTCGCGCGCCTATTATCGACTGGGCAATGCGGCATGGGTTTACTATGCCCTTGCGTTCTATCTGGAGAAATACCCGGACGGAGCACAGGTAAATATTGTTCGGGCAAAGTTGTTATCTGGCATCAGCTGGCTGGATTCTTTCCTGGTAACCGCCCCTGGTGATTTACGTGAAGGCCTGTATAAAGGCGGCCTTGGTCGTTATGTAAATGGCGAATTTGACGCCAGTTTCGTTGCCGAATGGTGCGCACTGGAGCATAACGTTGATATCTGGTTTTTGTTTGAACTGATGGGGAGACTGGAATTTGACGGCTTCATTCAACGCGCCGATGCGCTGGCAAAAAGTATCATCAGGGGGTTCTGGATGGAAGAGGAAGGCCGGTTCCGGCAGGGAGTACACCCAACCAGTTATGATAACGCGGCGGCTCTTGATCAATCGTCATGGGGCGGGCTGTTTGTAGCGAATATAGACATGGCTAAAGCTGTACGTTGTCGTAAGTATATGGGGCGTTTCTTTTTTGGCACCCGCGAAGCCACGGGTTACACACCTTACCACCCCGATTATGGATACAGTGGTCACAGTCGAGGTGTATGGGTGGAAGGGACCGCAGGAGTGGCACTTTTTGAGAGAAAGCTTGGAAACGAGGTTACAGCAGTGAATCTCATTGCAGCAATGGCACCGCTTCGTGATGAATACGGCTATCGTGATTCATGCGATGACCCGGCATATGATGTGCTCCCACCCTGGCCATCAACAACAAACACGGCGTGGGTAATCCTGACAGTAAAACCTGATAATTTTTGGCTGGTAGATTCACCGATCATGGACGTTGGCATGATTCGATACTGA